CTATTCGACTAATAAAATTGTGTGCCTCATCTATTATTATTACTTTATTAGAAAAGGGATTAATTGTGCCTCCATTTGTCATACCATTTAAGTGTGAACTGCGAAGACCATTATAACTTATAAATTGATACTTATAATTAATCATTTTATCTAATTGCGCATTAATTTTTTTCTGGTCTTCAAAATCGAGAGAATCATAATTAGGTTCTTTTTTAACATTAATAAACCAAGCACCGCCATTACTAGCAATATATTCTTGTGGTAATTTTAATAATGTGCTTAAATATTCTACGTATTGAGGATGTGTTTTTGTATTGATGAATTCCCAATATTGATTTTTTTTATATAAATAGTCACCGCATTTTTTGAGTTCTTCTACGTAGTTATCTCTCAAAGATGCTGGTGTCATAATAAGAATTTTCTTGTCATTTTTAATGCCTTCGGCAATGGCAATAGAAGAGCAAGTTTTACCGGAACCTAAACCATGATATAATAATAATCCTCTATATGGTGTATAAATATTTATGTAATCTCTCACAATTTTTTGATGAATTAAGAGAGAAAAGTTATTACTTTCACTTGCCGAGCAACTAATGGATGTTTTGCCTAATTCCATTTCTTTTTCTTCTTTTAATAATTGTTGCTTATAGGGTTCAAAAAGTGAATTAATAAAACTAATGAAAATCTCTCTATTGTATAAATAATAATTGGGGGCTTTTATTAAAACATTGGGTTCTAACTTGGGAATTCTATTTATATATAAGGTTCTACCAATACGAAGATCTTTTGGAATTACTAAAGTTTCGTCTATTGTTTCGCCTTTTAGTTTTTTGGACTTAGATTTTATTGGTTCTGCTATGTCTGGATTACTTAGCTCTGGTTTGGGTGTTAATCGTTCTTTAGAAGGAAGCTCAACATTTGCTTTTTTCATAGTTTCATCGGAGGGTTCTTTTATAATTATTTTTTCTTGCGTTTTCATTATTTGTGTTAAAGTATTTTCAGGGGCCAGTGTTTTTTTTGATTTTATAGATTTTTGAGTACCTGTAGTTACACCCGGTTTAGATTCTTGTAAAATAGTGTCTTTAATGGAAGGTGAAGGTTTGGCAAAAGTTGCCTTTTTCATTTTTTCATAATCTTTTTGTACGACTCCTAAATTTTCTTGGAGTTCATAAAAAAATTGCTCTCTATTTATTAGGTGTTCGCCAGTTTTATCAATAATATTGGGAGCAACACCTTCACTGGGTATTTGTATTAACACTTGGAATTGTTGCGGTTTTTTTGGTATGGGTTTTATTTTTAATTGTTCCAGAGTTTCATTTATCATTATTATATATAATTAAATAATATATAATAATAAGAAGAAGTATTTTTAATATTTTACTTAATGTTTAATGTTTAATGTTTAATGTTTAATGTTTAATGTTTAAATAAATTACAAAGCAACCATTATGTTATAACCTCTTTTACCTGGATTATTATTAATATCAACGCCCTTACTTTTAACTTCTTTATAATTTAATTTTGCAAGTTCTTCTTTTAATTTTTTTTGTGTTTTTAAATATTTTTTTTTATTTAATTTACACCATGATTGATATATCGTATATATATCTTTAATACCAAATCGTAAATTTGGTTTATCTGTTATTTTAAAGCACATATTTGTAAATAATAGTATGTCTTCATTTATTAGTAAAAGATCTGAACTATTGCATGGTGTTATAAGAGATATTTTAGGTGAAGTTATATTTAAGGAAATTATTTCAGGTTTATCTTTGTCAAACAAATATAACCAACCATCAGGTGTTTTCCAATAATATTTACTTGGTAATCCTCCATCTTCAATAAAATTATCACCATTTTCATTTGTATATTCATGCATATTTTGTTGTTTATATTCTTCTTTTAATTGTGATCTCCATAATTTTTCATAATTATCCTTGTATAATATTTGTTTTTTTGGTATTTTGTGATTATTTTGTTCTGTATTTATAGTGTAATTATTTGGTTTAAAAACTGCTTTGTATTTTTTTTTATTAATTTCATCTATAATTATAACAATAATATTTGCTTCTACGCATTTATTTTGTATTGCTAGAGTTTTGAATGAATTAATTTTTTTATTTTTTATATATTTCATAAATTTCTCAATATATTCTGGATTTGCTGAATGTTTGATAGTATATGATTGACAATTATTGCATATTTCTTCGTAATTAATTTCTTCTAATTCAGAATACCATGATCTATCTTTGTTACTTAGTTCTTCTTCTCTTATTTCTTTTATCTCATTTACACATAAATAAGGAGGTAAGTTTGCTTCTTTACACCATTCAGCAATTTCAAAATCATTCATATCCTCTATAAGAATTAATCTATATCCATTAGTTTTTTTCTCAAAATGTTTTTGAGGTTGTAAGTTTTTTTGTTTCTTTGAAACATCTATATATTTCATATATTTTCCAAATTTAAATTCACCATTATCTATTATACTTTCTAATAAATCTTTGATGTCTTCCCAATTATCACAAGTCATTATAAACTTTTCAATCTCTTTAATAAATTTTACGTAAAAGTTTTGTATAATATCTTGTAACAGCGGAGTAGTCCATAAAATTAGTTTCATTTTACCATTTTTTAATTCATTATCATTATATTTTCCTTGTAATCTTAATCTCTGTGAAATATCAGTACAATTGAACGACGAATGAGATACAAAATATTGGTCTGTCAAATGGAAGGAATAATTATTATAGTCATCACTTGTAAATGAATATCCTCTTTCACCATACTTACCAGTTATAGTAATAGTTGTTTTATTTTTAATATGTATTGTACTCTCTTCAAATAATATTCTTAATAGTTTATAAATAAATTTTATATTTAAAATTTTAGTATCAATATTGAAATAACAATAATTATTTGGTAGTTGTTCAGATTTTTCTGTATCCAGTGTTGTTCCATAAACACCACCATCCTGCCATAGTCTTTGACATGTTGACTTTTCTGAATCCCATTTAGACCATTTTTTTATTTCTGTTTCGTAATCTTTTGATAAATATAATCTTAAACAATTTCCATGATATATTATAATAAATAAATCCGGAAAATCATGCAATATTTTATGCACTAAACTAATCTGATTGACTCTTACTTTTTCTTCTGATATTAATAATGAATTATATTTAACATTTTTTCGTTCTACAATATTTTCTATAACTTTTTTAATATTTATATTATAATCTTCAACAATATCATATTTATTACAATCCCACCATGAATCAATTACTGGTTTAGTAATTAATTTTCCATTTATATACTTATCATATTTTTCTTCTGTAGTTAATTCATCATCTGGTTTTTCTTCTTCTGTATTAAATACTATTGAATTACTAAATAATCCAAAATAATCATTCGACCTCTTCATTTTATGAACTTTTGATATCTTAATTTGTATATCACAATTATCACTTAATCTTGTTGTAATATTATATAGCAAAGAATGTGCGGTGCCTGTAATATGTAAGGCATATTTTACTTTTCTATATATTTTAGCAAGTAATATTTCACACAAAGTGGAGTCTTTTTTATCATTTTTACTAGTTCTATCATTAGAACTAGTTGGAGACATTAAATCACTTTCATCAACTAATACTGACATATTAACTAATTCATTATTATAATATATATATTCACTAAATTTTGTATTTAATTTTTCTAATTGAGTATGATTCATTAAACAACAAAATATATCATTTGAATTTATTGCTTCTTTATTACTAAGTTTATTAATTATATCATTACTATTTATGTCTTTTAATTCTGGTAATTTATAATCTTTCCAATAATCTACATTTTCTTTTTCTGCAAAAGTTTTTTGTAGTTCATCATTAAATTCTTCAAATAAATTTTTAATTAATTGAATATTAAAATTATAATTTTCGGTGCCTACAATATCATCTTGTAATTGTTTTTGATCTATTGATAGATTTCTAAATATATATAAAACAGGACGTTTTAAAATATAAACTGATATCCACATTATTATACATGCTTGAACCCGTTTTCCTAATTGAATATCTCCCCATAATAATTCAATAATTGATTTTTCATGTTCATTCAAATTTAGGGCATTTAGTAAGTCCATTTCAAATGATGGAGAATTGATATTTGTTGGAATAAAGTTTAATTTTAATGGAGTTTCACCCCAATTATGTCGTTCTAAACTTTCACCATTTATATATCTACATTTGTCTAACATTAAGTTTATTATTTTTTTTAGTGGATTTTGAAAAATTGGATGTCTTTTATTGTAAAATGTTGCAATTTTATTGTCAAATGAAGTCATATTATATATCATTTTATATAGTTTATATTATATAGGCACAATTGTTTAAATCATTTTTTTATATAAATTTTATCAATTTTTTTAAAAATGCCTTTTAAATAAATGCCTTATAAAATAATAATATCCAATATTTATTTAAAAGAAAAAAACATTTTTGTCAGGGTAGTTTCTACACAGAAAATTCTATGAATAAATATTGAAGCAACCATTAATATAAAAAATATTAAAAACACATTACTTTTCAAATAATAATTTATAATATAAGCAGCAACAAACGTTAATAATGTATCAACTACAGCAATATTAAAAAATCTTAATGAATGACCCCTTCTCCTACTTTACCAAATATATCTCTATATTTACATAAACTAATAAACTAATAAACTAATAAACTAATAAACTAATAAACTAATGAACTAATAAACTAATAAACTAATGAACTAATATATTAATAATATATTATAATTTATAAATAGGCACACATTATTTTTCAATTAATTTAATGGCTTGGTCACACGCAATTTGCTCGGCCTTTTTTTTAATTTTATGCTCTGCTTTTGATAAAAACACTAATAATTTGTCTTGTTTTTCTAGTAATTCGTGAATTGCTTTAAATGAACCTAATTTGTCAAAGTTCACAGCATTACTAATTTTGGCATTATGAATATTTTGTCCAAAGCAAATATAAAGTCCCATAACATATAATTTATCATTATCATCGTCGTCATCCAATTTAGGAGTTTTTAATTCTACATAATCAGGAGTGATTTTGAATTCTTTTTGAATAATTACTTGAAGTTTATTTTTATAATTATCATCATTATTAATTAAATTAGTCCAATCTACGTGCTTTTCAAATACATTTTCTACAAAAATTTGTGCCATTTGTAGTCCTGGACCACAATTAAATACATTTTCAAACCA